ATCTTTTCATATTAGCGGGTCAGTCAAATGCACATGGTCACGCAGATGTATCTGACTTAACTTCTGCACAGGCTACACAGGATGGTTTGTTCTATACATCTTGGCATGACAGCACCTCTAACGCTGAATCCACTCAGAACTATTCTAGTTGGGCAACATCGTTGGTAGCCGGCAGTACAAAAGGAGATGGCAATAATCTAGTCAACTCACCTAGCTTTGGTCCTGAGCTTGGCTTTGTTAGTCGAGCAAACGCAATCAATCTTACCACACAACCAATAGGTATTCTTAAATACGCAGTAGGTGCATCACAATTAAATGCTGGGGATGCAAACCTTTCCGATTGGGATACCACCGCCACAGGAACAAGAGAAGGTGACTGCTATCGCGGATTACTCTCCGCACTATCAGATGCCACCACCAAGCTAACCAACGCTGGATACTCGTGGAATTTTAAAGGAATGATTTGGTGGCAAGGGGAGAGTGGCACTTCTGTTAGCGGTCTTAATACTTTTATCGCCGCAGTAAGAAGTGTGCTGGGTAATTCCTATGGCGTATCTAACACATCTCAGTTCCCTGTAGTCATCACAAAAATTGGATACGGTACTGACCTTACGCCTGTCGCTAATGCAGATGCGTATGTAGGAATCGTGGATGCCGCAACCTACGGGCATAGTGCTTCGCAGAACCATGTGGGTGCATCAGCCGATGGTAGTTCTGATACAACAGGCAATGGCGTGAACGATATGTTTGATATTGGTGAAGCGTTTGCCGATCAGATGCAACTCGCTATCAGCGGTTCAACAAACGCAGCTTGGGACCCATCATCGATTACCACTCGCTTGTGGCTCGATATGGATGATCAGACTACCTTTACTTCATCTAGTGGTAATGTCACAGCTATCGCAGATAAGTCAGGCAACAACTACACCTTTAACGCCGCTAGTGGTAGTACACTTACGGCCGTAAATACGGCACAGAATAACAAGAATATCTTGCGATTTGATAATAACTCGGACGCAACTTCTTACACAAGTGTAGGATTCAGCACAACTGCGGTACACAAATGGTTTTTTGTGGTCAAGGTAACAGCGTCCGACACACACGATGCGTTGGTTACATTCACAAAGAGTAATCCAACCCTACAGATGATCATGTTCAATATGAGTGGGGCGGGTGTATTCTCAGGTGATTGGTATATGAATCCAGGTACGAGCATGACAGGTAACTCGACCAACCTATTGAACCAATGGGTCATGCTGTCTGCTGAATTTGATATTCCAAATGGGCAAGCAACCTTAGCCTTAAATGCCACAGAGTATAACACAAATGTAGCACAATCAGGTTTGTCCACAATGGGAGCTGGCAGTGTTAGATTGAACGATTATCAGAATAACGCAGACTCCGATTGGGGTGAGGTAATATTTACGGAAGATGTAACCCAATCCAACTCCGATAAGATCGAGGGATACCTTGCACACAAGTGGGGATTAACAGCAGACCTACCATCTTCACATCCATACAAAACATCAGCACCATGAGCAGATACCGATCATACGGCCAGCTAGACGATCAGTTCGTTGTCGAGGGAGATACTTTCTTCTCCCGCATGAATGCTCGTCTGCGGTCCACGCAACTCCAGGAAGGAGAGGTCGCACTATCGGAAAATGGCAGAATGTCTGAGGATGGCACTTGGCAACCACGCAAAGGATTACAGACACTAAGCGGGGCAATCACCCTGGACTCTGCGGCCACTCGATTGCCTTACCGGGTAGCGGGTGGACAGAGATCCAATGGTGTGGTCACCTTAATACTACAGGATACACCAAGCATCGCGTTTCAACCAGGTGACGATGTTACGGTGGTTGGAGTAAATGCGGCGACAGATTCGCCCAACGGCACATTTGTAGCCAATGAAGTATTTTATTCCAACAAGCAGATCCAATACACACAGGCTGGTGCGGATGAATCATTCACTACCGATGCAGATTCGATCATAGCTCCTGAGTCAAATATCCCCACGCAACTCGATTTTACAATAAGCGATGTGGCGGCTAACGAGGTATTTGGTTCCTGTGTGTACAGCGATCCTGAGTCCACTTTTACAGACGATTATATATTCACAGCGACTAATAATGTGATGCAGATTCTTAGGTTGCGGGATCGTGTGGAATATAAAGTACGGTATCCAGCGGGCGAGAGTATTGTGGCGAGATGTTATCTGATGCAAGCCTACAACCGCGTTTATGTGTTCAGGGGGATCGACACCACATTGGAATGCACACCCACACTTACCACATTTACAATAGCCTCCGCTGTACGAAATAATAACACCATCACCGTCACCACAAGTGCGAACCATAACCTCGCACAGGATCAGTTCATCACACTTGTAGGCTTGGGCGACTATGCGGTAGGAGGTAATCCTAACGGGGTTTACCAAGTCGAAGCAAATAACCTAACAGCCACATCCTTTGAGGTGACCTTCGCCACCGCCGATACAGGCACAGAAACATACATTGCCAGCGGTTCAAGGGTGGAGCATTTTAACGACTTCACCTTAGTCGCCAATGGGCAGTACACCTTGCCCGACCATATTATTGACCTGGCTGTAATTAGTGGCACAGGAAACTTTGTTGGCGGAGTTAGCACCAACCCCGAAGGACAGGACGGGCAGATCACCATCAATGAAACAAACCACGGGCTTGAGGTAAGTCAGAGCCTGACAATCGTGGATGCCGGATCGCCCATAGATTTGTATATCGGCAAAGAAGTAAAGGTAAGCCAAGTAATAGATGCTGATCACTTTACAATCCCACTCGCAGTAGGAGCGATTCCATTTAGTTCTAATGTAATCCTTAAGCTCGCGAAGAAGAATCCAATCAGTTTCCTCCGCCATATGCCCGCCGCGCCCTTTGCGATACAGAGCCAGCGGAGAATGTGGATGCCATACTTCTATGAGGAGGATTACGATGTTACTCCATTTAGCTGGACTGCGAGAGCGGGTAAGGATGAGATTATCGCCAGCGATATTTTAGACCCCGATACCTATGATGTGATCGGTGGACAGTTCAAGGTAACCGGGGGGAGTAATGATTTTGTCGTTGGGCTGAAAGCATTCACCGAGGATCGCATTTTAGTTTTATGCCGCAGATCCATCCAGCAACTTACCGGGGCAAGCGGATCACTTAACGATGTACGGATCGATAATGTAACCAACGATCTTGGCTGTGCGGCTCGCGACACCATCGTACAGATTGGCAACCAGGTATTATTCCTCTCAGATAAGGGCGTTTTTTCTCTCCAGTTCATCGATGAATATAACTTGCGGGGCAACGAGATTCCACTTAGCGATCCCATACAGCCATACATCGACCGCATAAATCAGCGATTCATTAACCGCTCAGTCGCGGCCTACTTTGATAACAGATATTGGATCGCTGTACCCTTGGATTCATCCCCCGAAAATAACTACATTTTCGTTTACAACTTTCTTAACCAAGGATGGGAATCAATCGACCGAGTGGATAGCTTGCAGTTCAACATCCGCGATATGCTCATCGGTAGGGAGGGCGAGGAGAATCGCCTCTACATAACCACAAGCGAGGGCGGGGTGCATAAGGTTGATGGGTTTGATGGTGGAGATCAGGTATCAGTCACAGCGGGTGTCAGCGTAAGCGAAACAATTCCCGTGGAAAGCAGAGTAATCACTCGCGAATATGACTGCGATACATTGGATCGCAAAGTATTTAGCCGATCCGAGGTACACCTAAAAAGCCAACCCGACAGCACCAGCGATGCGAACATCGTGTACGAAACAACCGATCCCGACCGCTCCCAATCCGCACAAGCGGTAAGCACTTTACTCAGCACTACTTTAGCACAAGGAGAAGACGCGAGCATAAGATCGCGGATTCGACTACGGGGGTATGGATGCTCAGTAAATATTACTCCGACACAGGGCAGGCCCTATGTTCGAGCCGTCAAAGTAGAGGGCAGAATTACGGACCGATCAACCACTTCAACAACCTAATCATCATGGCAGTATTAAATGTACAAGACGAATTTCAAAGCGGTGACAATGTAACCGCCACCAACCTAAACAACCTGGTTAAGGATGCATCCTTTAATGCAGACACCACCGATAACTCCACCCTGGAGGTTCATACTTCGGGATACTTAAAGGTCAAAGATGCTGGCGTTCAAACACAGCACATCGGTGACGACCAGGTGACCTACGCCAAGATGCAGGATGTCGCGGCTTTATCGGTAATCGGTAATAACACGAATGCAACCGCCACTCCAACTGCTATCGCCATTGATGACCTAAAGGATAATATCAGCAACGCGACAACCAGCGCTGATGGATTAATGTCATCCACGGATAAAAATAAACTAGATAACATTGACGATAACGCGAATAACTACAGCCACCCCACAGGCGATGGGAATCTTCATGTACCCGCCACAGGAGATAGTAATAATGGAAAAGTACTAACCGCCGGGTCGACTGATGGAAGTCTGTCATGGACTGCTATTCAGACAGGCGTTGCGGATGGGTCAGTAACTACAGCGAAACTAGCTGATAACGCTGTCACAGCCGCTAAGATTACTGACACAGATACGACATTTAATATTAGTTCTGCTGGTGATGTGGGCGTAGGCGTAGCATCCGAATCCGCATCAAGAATGTTACTTAAAAAAGACGGGGGTAATAACCAACTACTTTTAAGGAGCAATGTAGCTAATTGGGTCAGTTTTCAAGACACAGGAGCGGCGGTAAATCAACAACTTGTTTGCTTAGTGTCTGACGGTGGGAATTTAGATATTAGGCAGTTAAATGATAATTTGAGTCTTAAAGCGATACCTTTACAAATAGACACTAATGGCGACCTAATCATCACAGGCGACATTAAGAAGGGGGGGAGTGATTATGCATTAAGGAAGTACAGTACAGGATGGTCTAACTCTCACGGAAGTGTAACAGTAGCTAATAATAGTACACACACAATCACTCACAACTTAGGTACTACAGATGTAACAGTAGCTGTTTATGTTAATTCATCGGCGAGTGATACTAACGCACAATTAGTGCCTATAGCTAGTGCATCTACAGCCGGACATACAGGTTACAGTATTACTAGTTTAAGCTCTAATTCTTTTACTTTACAGTTAGCAAACGGTTACCCGGACTTAGGTACTAACGGTCTTTGTTCGACTACTAACTATACAAGCCTGTTTATTAAAGTAGTAACAACCGGATGATCGACTCCATCTCCAGCTTTCTTAACACCGCCATTACATAAGATGGGCCAGCTAAAGACAGAACTAATAAACAAGCTCAAGGACTTCCCGCCCTTTGAGCAGATAGCGGCATTGTACGAGGATAAGACCTTGTTTATCCGTGAGCTTAATAACTACCTGGTGGGCGGTTTGGTATTCAGTACGCCATCGATGTTCATGATGCTGAAGCCAATTGATTCTAGCATCGATCCAAGCGGACAATGGTATGCACAAAAACCCGATGCTTGGTATGTGCGCTGGGCGGCTGGGCGAGGATATTTAAAATCCATGATGGATATAGTGGAACCCTTACCGAAGGTCATGTTCCGCAGAGTCACCGAGAACGGGGAGACTGAATTAAGAACTTATAATTGGGAAACAATGTATAGAAAAGTGAGTAAGTAATGGGAGGCACACAAAATAGTTT